AGCCTTGTGAAGGCTGGCGAGAAGATGGGCATTCCCAGAACAACGCTTCAGGAGGAAATCAAGCGAATACGGATGGCATTTCAAAAGGCGGGGCTTGAGGAGTTCTTAAGATGATCGGAAAAGGAGGGTCACAAATGGAGTTTGTATACAAGTTCGAATTTGACGAGAGGATCGATAAGGCCTTGATTCAGGAGCAGATGGAATCCGCGATACGCGCGGCACGCGGCGTCTTCGGCAATGCCCGGGTCAAGATGGACGGAGCGTTCCTTATGTCGGGACACCGCGTAATCATTCACGTCACGGATGACGTCGGAGCTTTACTTGCAAGCGTGTTTACCGAGTGCGCAACAGAGAAAATCGGGGAGAACTTTTTCATCGTTGAGCGAGTTCCCAAGAGCAAGGAAAGGAGGCCCGATGAGAGTCAATAAGGGATGGAAGGAATTATACAAGAAGATGAGCTGGTATAACCGGCGCAGGCTTATCGAGGCAAACCGGCCGTTTGGCAAGGATCCAAAGGAATTCATAAGGATGCTGATTTGGTTTCTGGCAATTCTGGTTATCATCGGCATCGTTCTGGTAATTGGGAGGCGGTAGAGAATGTTCGACGACGACCAGGGAGATTTATTCCTATCCAAGGAAAAACAGCTTTTGAAATGGTGCAGACAAAAGGGCATCTTCTCAAAGGCAGAGGTCATTTCCTTTGGCACCAGGAATTATTATCTGCGGGCCGACAGGACGATCAGGGATTTTGTCCGGCAGGGCATAGTGAGGAAGATTGGCAAGGACGAGTGCATCCGTCGGAATTTAAAAGGCAAGATGGCGTGGTATGAGTTCGTAAAGGCGTTATAGGAAACCATGGCAAGGATAAGATATCTAAAACCGGATTTTTTCAAGGACGAGGACATAAAGGAATTGCCGTATGAGGCAAGGCTCTTCTATCAGGGCCTGTGGGTGCAGGCAGATCGTGAGGGCCGGGGCGAGGACAGGCCGGAGCGGCTTAAGATAGAGATTATGCCTTACGACGAGGTCGACGCCGAAAAGATAATGAAGCTTCTCTCCTGCCCCAAGAAGAATGGCAAGAGGCCGTTCATAGTCCGTTACGAAATAGACGGCGAGAAATATTACCAGATAATCAACTGGCAGAAACACCAGAAGCCGCACAAGACCGAACGGGACAGCGATATCCCACCTCCACCTAAAGAGCTTTTAACCGTTAAGCAACCGTTAACTAACGGTTACGCTACGAATATCTCAGTTGGGAATGGGGATGGGGATGGAAAAGGGAATGGAAAAGAGATAGTTAATAAACAGGCTTCGCCAGCTTGCGCTGTCTCTTCTAAGACCAAAGAGGCCTTGGACTCTGTTTATAGCCAGGGGTTTAATATCTACCAGCTTATCAATAAGTTCAAGAAGGACGCCAAGTGGCGCAAGGACGAGAGCATCCCGGATGAGGTCTTGCTTAAGATATGCGAGCAATATAGTAAGGACAAGGACAGGATCGGTCAGCCCTACCCCTGGTTTATCAAAGTCCTTAAGATGGAGAGCGCCTCTTACTTCGCCAATAGGAACATTGCGGAGAGCGCCAAGCTCAAGAAGGAAGGCATCGGAAAGATGGCGGATATATTAAAGCAGATAGCAGGACAGGATGGTTAGGTGCAGGTAAAACGACCGGAAATTAGCCTCACAACCTCACAGATTAGCGGCTGGAGGACGTGGGTCCTTCCAGAGGGGGCGTGCGGCGAGGGTCGGGCGAGGCGCATTTTGTGAGTGATTTCAGGGTCGTTTTTTTTGGATGTCGGTGTCGGTATGGTTAGGGGGCCGGGAAAGGCTCAACCTGGGGCAATTAGGGGGCAAACCGCTTGTAAATAAAGGGGTTATGGCATTTCAACCCTATAGGCAAATATGGCTAAAGTAGGCAAACAGACCGACATTTGCCTCCTGTAAATATCGGTTACCATGTCGGTTTTTTTGAGGAGGTGTTTATGGAGTCGAAAATCAATATCAAACCTGAGATTCAGGAGGTTAACCTGGCGGATATAAGGCCTGCGCCTTACAATCCGCGCGAGATATCTGAGGAGGCGCTGGCGGGCTTGCGCATGAGCCTTGAGAAGTTCGGGTATGTGGATCTCTTGGTGGTGAATAAGCGCAACATGCGGATCATCGCTGGCCACCAGCGGTATAAGGTCCTGCAGATGGATGGGGTCAAGACCGCTCATGTGATCATGGTTGATGTCGATGAGATACAGGAGCACGCGATGAACGTATCGCTCAACAACGCCCAGATCGCAGGGGAATGGACTATCGCTCTTATTCCCATACTGGAAAAATTACGCAGGGAGGCCGGGGACGACTATGTAGGATTGAGGCTCGATGCCTTAAGAAAAGAGGTTAGGGATATGGGCTTCGAGGATTTAGGAACAGGCGAAAGATTGCCGGACGATATCCCCAAGCCGCCGCAGGTTGCAATTACAAAGCCCGGGGACCTCTGGATTCTTGGAGACCATAGGCTTTTGTGCGGTGATTCCACAAAAGAGGAAGATGTCCTGCGGGTTATGGACGGTAAGATTGCGAAGTTATTTGCTACGGATCCACCCTATCTCGTCGATTACACCGGCACAGGCAGGCCTAAGGGACATCACGGCGCTGGCGGAAAGGACTGGTCCGATGTCTATCACGAGGTCGATATAAAAGACGCGGAGAAGTTCATGAAGGGATTCCTGGTGGCAGCCATGAAAGTCATTGAGATGAATACCGCGATATATTTATGGCATGCCTCGGCAAGGATAGTGCTTATCAAGAATATTTGTGATGAGCTGGGGATATTAGTTCACCAGCAGATTGTCTGGGTAAAGCCTTACGCGGTTTTATCCTATGCGTATTATCCCTGGCGGCATGAGCCCTGCCTTCTCTGCTGGCAGAAAGGACATAAGCCGGAGTATAACCCGCAAGATAAAGCCATTGGTACTGTCTGGGTGGTCGGCATGCTTCGCTCAGGTGATCCATCTAAGCCCGAGTATTACGACGATGTCTGGGAACTGGATTGGGAAGGCAGAAAAAGAAATCCCGGGCTTTTGCATCCGACGGTCAAGCCGACCGAGGTATTTGCGATTCCTATGAGGATCCATACTCAACCAGGTGATATCTGCTTTGAGCCGTTTTCGGGATCTGGCTCTCAGATTATCGCCGGGGAGCGTCTGCACAGGCGGGTCTTTGCCATAGAGCTTGAGCCGATATTCTGCGACGTGGCGGTCAAGCGCTGGGAGGAGTTTACCGGCAAGAAAGCAGTATTGGAGCAGAAATAATGACGGAAGAATTAAAACAGCCAGAGATGCAGAACGGTAAGGGACTTGTCGAGGTTGCCAAGAAAAAAAGGCAGATCCATCTGCTCGATAAACTTCAAAAAGGCAAGCCCTTGTCCACTGCGGAAATCAGGGAGCTCGAGCAGTTCGAGGGAGGCGTTTTACCGCCAGGGGTTGTCAGGACTCAGGCCGAAGTGGCGACCGCGCTTCGCGTAGACAAAAGAACCGTGGAGCGCTGGGTTGCGGATGGCATGCCGCGCGAGCCCGAAGGATACTATAACCTCATAGATATTCAGGCCTGGCGGCTGGTCAAGAACGAGAGAGAAGGCAGTCCCGACGAGAAAGAGAAAACCAAATGGGACATCAAATACCGCGAATACAAGGCGAGGCTTGCCGAGTTCGAGCTCAAGAAGGCATATGGCCAGGTAATCAGCCGGGAGCTTGTCGAGGCAGGAATGATTGCGCGCATACTGGCGGTCAAGAGCGCTCTCTGGGCCCTGCCCAAGATTGCGGCGCCGGTTGTGTCTGGAATGGATCCGAGGGAAGCCGAGGCATATTTACGGGAGAGGATAAAGGAAATTTTCCTGCAGTTTGCGGAACGAGAGGACGCGACACACGATGATATTAAAAATCAGGAAAGAGCACAAGACAATCTGGAGCGAGAGGCAGAAGGAAGTCTGGGATCCCCCGAGGGAGATCGAGGTCAGCCAATGGGCGGATGACTTCAGGGTTCTGCATCCTATGACCAGCGCCGAGCCCGGACGCTGGCGCACAACCAGGACGCCGTATCTTAAAGGCATAATGGATGCTTTTAACGATCCGCTGGTTGAAGAGATTACGGTCATGGCTTCGACCCAGATCGGAAAGACCGAGGGGATGTATAACATGCTTGCCTATGCCATTGACCAGGACCCGGGTCCGGCGCTTTTGGTCATGCCAAGAGAAGCAGACGCAAAAAGCGTTTCCTACAATCGCATCAAGCCTATGCTTGAATCATCCGAGGCGCTGAGAAAGCACCTGCCGCATCTTGCCGATGATATTACGAAGCTCGAATATCATCTTGACCATATGATTCTTTATTTCGCGGGATCAAATAGCCCAGCGGACCTGGCGCAGAGGCCTATCAGGTATCTATTTTTGGATGAGGTGGATAAGTTTCCCAAGTTCTCGGGCCGGGAGGCCGACCCAATCAAGCTTGCCACCGAAAGGACGAGGACATTCTGGAACAGGAGAATAGTAAAGGTATCCACTCCCACCACGCGCCAGGGATATATCTTCAGAGAATATGAGAAATCTGATCAGCGTAAGTTCTATGTCCCCTGCCCTCTTTGCGGAGGATATCAGGTCTTGATGTTTGGTCAGATCAAATGGCCGAAAGAGGAAAGATCCGCGGAGCGCATCAAGAACGAGCGCATGGCCTGGTATGAGTGTTGCCATTGCGAGAAGCGCATCGATGATCACCAAAAGAATAAGATGTTGCAGGCTGGCAAGTGGGTGCCTTACGGCGTGGAAATCAACGAGGACGGGAATATCAGCGATGATTATATCGGCAGTAAGCACAGGGGATTTTGGATTAATTCCCTGTATTCGCCGTGGCTTACCTGGAGTGACATCGCCGCGGAGTTTTTGCGCTCGAAAGACTATCTTGAGCTTTTGATGAACTTCGTCAACTCCTGGCTTGCTGAGGTCTGGGAGGAGAAAATCGAGGATACCACGGTAGACAAGATAAAGGCATTGTCATGTGACTACCCGCAAGGGCTCGTGCCGGACGATGTGATTGTATTGACTGCCGGGGTCGACGTGCAGAAAGACCATTTTTATTATGTGATTCGCGGTTGGGGCTATTACGAGGAATCGTGGCTTATTAGGGCAGACCGCGTCGAGTACTGGGAGGATATCATAGAGGCTCTTTTCAAGACGGAATATAAAAAAATGTCAGGCAACGAAACCTTGCCTGTTTATATGAGCTGTATCGACTCAGGATATCGGACGGATGAGGTCTACAGGTTTTGCCGCCAGTGGTCGGATAGGACGAAAGCAGTCAAAGGCCAGGAGGAAATTACCGGCGGCAGGTTTTACCGGGCATCGAGGATAGACATAAATTCGCGGACAGGCAGTATTATCCGTAGTGGCCTGGTGTTATGGAATGTCAATGTGACGCAGTATAAAGACAAAATCAATCGACTTGTAGCTTCCCAGGATCCCAGGAAGTGGCACATATTCAGGGATCCGAAAGAAGATTATTTGAACCAGTTCAGCTCGGAGCATAAAGTCCTGATCAGGAATAGGAATACCGGCAAGGCCAGGGAAGTATGGCAGAAGAAAAAAGAGGCGGTCGCAAACCACTACCTCGATGCCGAGGTGTACGCGGTCGCGGCGGCAGACATCATCCGGGCCTTGAATATCAGGAAAGACGAGACCATGAAAGTCCATCAAGAGGTAATAGAGCAGGAACACAGCCGGAGTAACTGGCTCAGGAAGCGCGAAGGAAGCTGGCTCTAAATGGGAAGATGGCTTGAAAGAAAAACCAACTGGCTTAGGAACAATGATTACGATAGGGGTTTCAAGGAAAGGACAGCAGGGCGGCCGCCAAACGACAGCGAGGATTACGGAGTCAGATTCATTCCATTGAGATGCCCCAGGTGCAGGAGCAAGAATGTCTTGTGCTACAAGACGGATTTCCCGGTGAGGTATCACACGTGCCAGTCCTGCGGCTGGAAATTTAAGTCCATAGAGGAAAAGTAATTATTACCAGATTCTGGTAATGACCATATTGCAAAAGAATATGAATAAGACTATTCTTTAGGTTAAAGAGTATTGCGCAAGAGGTTTGGCCACCTCAAAGCGCGCCCAATAGCAAAGAAAAGCCCGTACTCGTCGACGAGCGAGTTGCGGGCTTTTTTATTGGGCGATGATCGGAGATTTTATGAGCGCGCCGACAAAACAGGAGATGCTCGATAACGTCGAGAATACCATCAACGCCAGGATGACAGGCGGGGCTGTTCAGTCCTACTCTATCGGCGGAAGAAACCTACAGTATACCAGCCTGAGCGAGCTTATAAAACTGCGCGACCAGTTGCGAAAAGAAATCGCAGGCGCAAGCGACACCACCACATACGCGAAGTTCGATAATCCATCATGATAGAAAAAAAGAAACTCTCAGAAAGAATAACAACAGGTATAGACAATGTCATCTTGTTCTTCTCCCCCATGGCCGGGTTTAAGCGCAGGATGTACCGAGAGGCAATAAATATCTCGCAGAAGTTCGGCGCTTATAAAGGGGCAAGCAGGGATCGCCTGCGCTCCTCATGGCTTCCCGGAGGAGGCTCGGCAGACCAGGATCTGCTCCCCGAATTATCCGATATCAGGGAGCGTAGCCGCGACTTAAATAGAAACGACGCCCATGCTTCAGGTATCACTTCCACGATGACCGTAAATGTCATTGGGACCGGCATCAGGCCGCAAAGTAGAGTCGATAAGGAAGACCTTGGCATAGACGAAAAACTGGCAAATGATTTTCAGAGGAAAGCCGAGAGGGCATGGAAGCGATGGATACCGTACGCCGATGCTGGTGAGCGTATGGACTTTTACGAAATCCAGCAATTAGTGGATAGGCAGATACTCGAAAACGGCGAGGCAATAATCGTTCCATTGAGGCTGAAGGATAAAGACAGGCCATATCCATTGGCCCTGCAATTGATAGAATCGGACAGGCTTAATACCCCGACAGACAAAATAAGCGATAAGTCAATCCGCTCTGGCGTAAAAATCGGCGAGAATGGCGAGCCGATTTCTTATTTCATTCAAAAGATGCATCCCGGCGATATCAGCTATAGGACGAGAGAGGAAGCAAGACAATACATAGAAATCCAGGCAAAAGACAAGCATAGCAGAAAGAATATTTTTCATTTGTATTATGTTTCACGGTCCGGACAGACAAGAGGCATTCCCTTTTTTGCGCCGGTGCTCACTTATTTCAAAGACTTGGCTGAATATGCCGAGGCAGAGCTTGTTGCCGCGCGTATTGCGGCGTGCTTCTCGCTTTTCATAACCTCTGAGTCATCTATGGACGTCGGGGTCAATACAGCTTATGAGAGAAATACATCCGGGCAGTTAGTCGAATCGTTAGAGCCCGGGATGATCAAGCACCTGATGCCGGGCGAATCCATTACCTCATTCAATCCGCAGAGGCCGAGCGCAACATTCGAACCGTTCGTGGACAGGATCCTGCGGGCGATATCCGCGGCATTGGGCCTTCCCTATGAATTGGTCGCGAAAGACTTTTCCAAGACGAATTATTCAAGCGCACGGGCCGCGCTACTCGAGGCCAGGAGATATTTCAAAGTCAGGCAGGAATGGTTAGCCCAGAAACTCTGCCAGCCTGTCTGGGAGATGATTTTGGAAGAGGCTTATTTAAAGGGAGAGATAGACGTCGATAACTTTTACGATAATGGAAAACCCATGTCTTCGTGGGTCAGGGCAAGATGGATAGCTCCGGGCTGGTCATGGGTGGATCCGCTCAAAGAAGTTAAGGCGTCAAGGGAGGCCATCGCAGGAAATATCTCAAGCCTGGCAGATGAAGCCGCTGGCCAGGGAAAGGATTGGGAGGAAATTTTGGAGCAGAGGGCGCGGGAGGAGCAGAAAAGAAAAGAGCTTAATCTTCCCGCTACAAGTGCCGACTCAAAAACCCCTAAAGACGAGGAAGAGGAAAAGAACGAGGAAATGAAACAGGAAGAAGAAATCCGCCAGATCTTGCAGGATGCCGAAGAAGCCGCAAGGAAGAACGAGCAATTGAGCGGTGAGCTTGTGAAAATGGGAAACGACAACAGCGTCTTAAAGAGCGAACTTGCTGGCATAAAGACCAGGCTGGAGAAGGTTTTAATCGATGGATAAAAAACAGGCCCTTTTGGAGAGAAACAAAATCAGCCGGTTACTGGGCACGGAAGCTGAGGATGGTAACTTAGAGAGGAATATTTTTCTCCTTGAGTCTCTGGACAGGCAGAAGGATATCATCAATATCATCGGCAAGGTTTGCGTGCTGATTGAAAATAGGCAAAAAGACTCTGGCACGTTCAAGGACATTAAGAGCGAGATATCCAGACTAATAGAAGCCTTGGATAGGTACCAGGAAACGTTTGGCAAAGAGCTCAAGGTGTTCGTCAGTAATTTCCCTGACGCTGTCAAAGAGGTTAGGATATCCAATATAGAAGATTTCAGGCAGGAGCATCCCAGGGAGATAAGGGTTTCCAACTTAAAAGAGATAAAGCCGGAAAAGCATCCCGATGAGATAAGCGTAAAGCGGCCAGTTTGGTATAAAGAGTTCGATTTCGAGAAATTGTTTAAGTTCTCCAGGGATTCGAGCGCGGGATTTTTCAAACAGGTCAAGACAACCATCTTCAATGGCTTCATAAAAAACATAAAGCCCAAGGAAGCGATACCGGTGAGACTGGTGACCGAAGACGGCGAGAGATTTTACCGGGCCGGGAACGTTTATGTCGGCGGCGGAAGCGACAGCGCTATTCTAACTGAGCTACGGAAGTTAATCGGCTTTGAAATTCCGGCTTATGACTATATCGCCCTTACTTATGTATCTTCCGGCAATGGCCAGGGAGAAATCGAAACCGTGACATATAAAAAAGGCGGCGCTTCAGGCTCCACGGTTGCGGTTCTGACTCTGACTTATAACCCGGATGATGAGATAGCCACCATAACAAGGACCTAGTATGTCGATGAAATTCAACCCCATTACAGGAAGGCTGGATGTCGTAGATAAAGGCGGAAGAGAGGAAGGGACTTTCGGTTGCATAAACCAGGCCATTCCGGCAAAAACGACTTATACGCTTGTCATTCCCCTGGGCCGTCCGGATTACAAGATGGGGCATTTGCTTTTATACGTCCCGCAGGCCGCTGTCTCCTCCTGGCGCAGGGCGCACTCTTACATCATGTTTACCACTGACATAAACAATGCCAAAGCCCAGAGCGCGGGACAAAGCACGTATACGATCAGTCTTTGCATTTTTTACGACTGGTGGATGAAAGGATACGCTTACGAGGACGACGGCTTTCTCTCCGGGAACTTCTATAACAATACGGGCTGGCAATTGGTAAGGATAAAGAGCGTCCAGATAGTAGGAAACACCATCGAACTTGTACTCGAGAACTCCCATGCCACGCAGGATGCGAGCGTCACCATAAAAGGAAACTATCATGTCTACAACTAAAGTCCTCATGCTTATCAATGGCAGTCCTTTCGACTCTAATGGCGGCCTGGGCGTGCATACCCGCTATTTATGCGACGAGCTGAAGAATTTCGAGGACATCGAACTGACGCTCATCTCTGCTGATTATTACAGCCAGGAAGGCGGACTTTATCTAATGGGAGACGAGAAAAAGCGCGTGCGGCCAGATGGTTGGAAACACTTACCAAATCATTACCGGCTCCTTGAAGTCTATAACACTAACCAGCTCTTAACAAGGCTCGGGTTCCTGCAGAAGATGATTACGGATGACATCTTTCTTGAGAACGCTCTCGCTTTTCTTGGGCGCGAGAAATTCGATCTCATTCACCTGCACGATACCAACCTCTGGGGCGTGGTCAGGCATTTGAGGGCCCTGTATAAATGCCCTGTTCTTTTGTCCTGCCACCTCAATCTGTTTTTGTCGCACGAGCGGATCCCTGAAGACCCGTTTTATATTTATGACATCCAGCAGGAGGGTTCGGCCCTGTATGCCTGCAATAAGCTCTTGACCGTATCCGAATATTACAAGAAGGCATTGCAGGATGAGTACTGGCTGGAAGATAAGACCGAAGTGGTTCCGAACGGCGTGGATTGCGAGTTTTTAGAGAGCGTCAAATATGACGAGGAGCTCAGGAAGAAATACGACAAGCCCCTTGTGGTATTCGTGGGCCGTATGGTCCCGACTAAAGGGGTCTGGCAGATCCTGGAGGCCATCAAGCAGATACAAGAGCATCATTTCGTTTTGATCTCTGCCCTTTCCCCTACGCTGGAACCATGTAGCCCCCTCGCCGATGAAATCAGGAAGATGAAAGAGAGATACACGAACTTCGAGTGGCTGAATTTCTGTCCCCAAGAGGACAAATGGAAACTGATGAGGATTGCGGATATCGCGATTATGCCTTCTCTACATGAGCCATTTGGGATCACTGCCCTAGAGTGGATGGGCTTAGGAGTGCCTTTGATAGTAAGCAACACCGGGGGCTTGATGGAGTTTTGTAATGACGATAACGCGACTTTGATTGAGCCCACTGCAGAGAGCTTGATCAATGCTATCAGAAATCATAAGGCTAACCCCGAAAAGTTACGGCAGGCAAAAGAAACAGCCAGGCGATATTCCTGGAAGGAAATCGCAAGGCGCACAAAAGATATTTATTTATCGATGCTATGAAAGTAATACAGCTTAAGAATCCCGAGATTTTACCGCCCGGTATTTACAGGCAGGATAAGGCAACCCATTTGAAAATCTGTAAATACGAAGAGGAAATTTATCGGCCTGGCCAATTTCGGGAAAAACCCGGGTATTTCGTTGTCTATACGGCCAAGTGCTTCAGGCAAAGCAGGGTTTATGTCGAGATTCCAAACTGGCCCGGGCAGGAGTTCAGAATCGAAGGGAAGGATTACGACGAGCTTAGGAACACGAAGACCACGACAAAGCCTTTGGCGGATGACGTAGCCCAGATTATCGGCCAGTTTCTCATCGATAAAGGATACGTCGAAGGAAAATTAGTCGATTAAAAAATGGAGGGATAAATATGCCATATCCGAATGAGCATTCGGCGCGACTTAAAAATCCCGACGATTTCGACCCCAAGTCGTTCAGGCGCACGGAAGGCGGGACTCTCTACGGGAAGATAAAGGTCCCGGCAACCATCGGCATTATCTGGGGCAAGCTCAAAGGCAAGGCAAAGCCCAGCGATCCGGTAGTGCCCCAGGCGCTGAGGTTTCCGACGAAGAATTGGACAGAGGAGCACGCTAGAAAGTGGCTCAAAGACAATAACATAAAGCCGATAAGTTTCGAGCCTGCGTCCAGGGAAGATAAGCAGGCGCTTAATCTGACCGAAAACATACCGAAATCTGCCTTGAGGTTCAGGGAGGAAAACGCGCCAGTTGAGGTTCTGGCGTCGCAGGAAGGAGAGAAAACGAGGAAGCGGAGATTCAGCATGATCGCCCACAGCGGCAAAATCATGCTCAACCACTGGCTCTGGGGAAATCTGGCAATAGATTTGTCCGGAGTATCAATCGGCCGGAAGAGAAAGCCAGCGCTGAGGGAGCACAATTCCAACCGCATCGTTGGCTGGACCGAAGGCATTAACATAGACGAGGAAAGAGGTATCGTTGCTGAGGGTATCTTCTCGGAAAAGACGGAAGACGGCATACAGGCTCTGCAATTGGCTGACGAAGGCTTCCCTTGGCAAGCTTCTATCTACATTCCCCCTCTTGTGATCGAGAGGGTCAAGGAGGGAGAAATAGCCGAAGTAAACGGCAGGAAGCTTAAGGGGCCCGGGACTATATTCAGAAAGTCCGTCTTACGGGAGGTCTCTTTTTGTGCTTTGGGAGCTGATGAGGATACCTCAGCAAGCGCTCTTAAGGATGGGAGCGAAACAATAGATTTAGATGTAGAGATTATAGAAAACAAAACGGAGGAGGTGGATAACATGGAGCTTACAGAATTGACACTGGAAGCGCTAAAGCGTGATCGGTCTGATTTGGCCGAGGCCCTTTTGAAGGAAGGCAAGGAGTCCGGAGCGAAAGAAAATCTGGATGCAGGGATAAAAAAGGAGCGCGAAAGAGTCCTTGCTATCTTGAAAGAAGCCAAGGGATTTGAAGGCATGGAAGATCTTGCCAGCGAATCAATAGAAAAAGGCGATAGCGTCGAGGTTGCAGTCGGAAAGTTCAAGGACAAGAGGCTTGCGGAGCTTGAGAAAAACGCGCCTTCCAATCCCGGGCCTAATGCCGACGATTCCGAGAAAGGCGCAAAGAGCCATCTCGACAGGGCAAAGGCTTATCAGGCTGAGCATGGCGGGAGCATGACCGATGCCTTGAAGGCAACGGCAGAAAAAACAGCAAGAAAATAACCGGAGTCGAATTCAAGAAGGAGGGATAAAAATGTCACAGCAAATAGAGAATGGTTTGAAGACCTTTACCGCGGGAGAGGTATTGGAGCCTTTTCGCCGGGTAAAGTTGAGCACGGGAAGCGGAACGCAGGTCGAGTATGCCGACGAGGATGATGCTTGTATCGGCATCACCCAGACCAAAGCCGAAGCCATCGGAGACATGGTAACCGTTGCCATGATTACCACCGGCAGGACATTCAAGGTTACCGCCAACGAGGCAATGGCGGCAGGGGCCGCTATTTACGCTGGCGACGACGGCAAGGTTCAGGACACGGATCCTGGCGCAGGGACGATCAGGGGCACTGCGCTTGAGGCCACGACAGCGGACGGCGACATCATAGAAGCGATAATGGGCTCGTAAGAGCAATTCAAAAAGGAGGGATAAAAAATGGGCGTAGAATATTCAGGAACTCATGCGAAACCGCGCCTTGAGTTAGGCGTGGCGGTTATGGAGTACGTGGAGCAGGCAAAAGAGTTTATCGGCTCGGTTTGCCTTCCGATTTTCAAGACCAAGAAGAAAGAGTCCTCTTTCTCGGCCATCACCAGGGAAAGCATAACGCGGGACGCTGACACCAAGCGCGCGCCGCGCTCTGCCTACAACCGTGACGGATTCGAAGCAAAGGACCTTTCCTACAAGTGCGAGGAGCACGGCCTTGAGGGAGCGCTGGATGACGGCGAAAGAGAGATGTACGCGTCCGACTTCGACGCAGAGCTTATCACATCGCAGATTACGGCTCGGCGCCTGATACAGGCGCAGGAAAGAAGGATTGCGACACTTCTTTTCAATACATCAACATGGACAGGAGATGATCTTTATACGGATCACTCTGCCAATCCGTGGGATAACATCGCATCCGACGTCATCGGCCATGTCCGCGCGGCAAGGGAAAAAGTCAGGGCAAACTGCGGGATTGATCCCAGCGCGCTTGTCTGCAGTAAGGCGAACATCGATAGGCTACTGGACAATACCGGCATCAAGGACTCGATTAAGTACGTTGCCCGATTGACCGAGGCGGAGATCCTCAATGCCCTTGCAGACATCCTGGGTCTCAAGAAGATAATCGTTGGCAAGGCGATTTACAACAGCGCCAAGGAAGGTCAGGCGTTCGTAAGCGCAGACATCTGGAACGACGATTATGCCATGGTTGCGGTAGTTGCCGAGGACGGCCAGAATCTGATTCAGCCCAGCGTGGGAAGGACTTTCCTGTGGGTATCCGACTCGCCTGACAATGCGACGGTCGAGTCGTATCGAGACGAGAAGCATCGCAGCGACATCTTCCGCGTGCGCCAGAACGTCGATGAGAAAGTCATCGACAAGTACTTTGCTCATCTTTTGAAGGTAGACGCATAATCGGTCTTTTGCGGAAGGAGCGGTTATGGGAAAGGAGTCTATCCGGATAGTCTTGTCCGAGCAAAGAGAGATTGGCGGAATAATCAGGAACCCCGGGTATGTCCTATTGGAGGGAGTGAGTCCTGAGAATCTGGCCGCCAATGATCTGGGAGAGTCTATCCGGCTCGGCCAGGTCAAGGTTGAGATTGTCCAATCCAGGAACGATAGCGAGGAGGCTCCTTGATTCAAGGGGTCTCTTTGCTTTTTAAGGGAATAATAAGCCATGAGTCTTAGAGACAAAATATCTTCTGATGTCATCGATTGTTTTTTAAACACTGCTGAATTTGCAGAGGTGATTACCTACACCCCTCAAGGAGAAGCAGGCAAGGAAATCAACGCAATTGTAGTGCGCGGAAGGCTCGAGCCGGGAAGCGAAGACCAAGGAAGAGGTCTCCAGAATCAGGCAGAGGTTTACATTGCCAATGACGCCACAGAAGGCGTTACGTCCGTGGATAAGAAAGACGATCGCATAACCTTGAACGATGTCGAAGGA